TCTCACTCTGGATTTACTTTGAACTCTGGGAGTGTTGGCTCTGGTGCAAACCTAGTAATAAACTTTGGAAACGATGGTGAGAATTACGAAAACCAAGCAATTCTAACTCAAAACAGTTTAACATTTAAGGAAGCGATTGGAAACACAACCTTTGCAAGTTATGGACAAGGTGGAATTACTTTTGGTGACGGAAGCACCCAAGGAACGGCCGCGTTGCCGCTTACAGGCGGAAATGTTAGCGGTATAGTAACAATTGGGACAAATCCCGATGAAATTAAAATTGTTTTAGAAGCAGGAAATGGATTGGGCGTTTATAATTCCGATGAAACAATCCGCGTTTATATTTCCGAAAATTCAATTTCCTTCCCGGACAATAGTTTACAAACCACCGCATTCCCCGGATACACCGGCACCACATCGGATTACATTGACGGTACCGGCCAAAATATAGTTTTTCCGCCGGTGGGGGATCGTTATACAACCACATCCACAACATCGTTAACCATTTCAAATGGAACAAAAACATTAACGATTGGCACAGGGTTAAGTTACACATCGCAACAGGAAATCAATATTGCATATGATGCATCCCATCATATGCATGCAACGGTTACATCATACAACCCCACCACCGGTGTTATGGTTGCCAATGTTCACCAAAAAACCGGAAGCGGAACATATGCATTGTGGTCAGTAAATTTAAGTGGTGCCGCGGGTGGTTCATATTTGGCAATTGCCAATAATCTTTCCGAATTAACGGACACCGCATCAACGGCCCGCACTAATTTGGGGTTGGGTACAATGGCCACCGCGACCGCAACGGATTATTTGGCCAAAGCTGGTAATCTTTCCGGATTGGCATCCACCGCCACATCGCGATCCAATTTAGGATTGGGTGCCGTTGCAACGGACGCATATGCCACCACCGCACAGGCCCAAGCTGGTACATCAACAACAACGGTAATTAATCCATCAACATTGTTGGATTCAAAATATTTCCAAGGGGGTGTTGTTATGAACACCATATTATGGTCAACGGCAACAAGTGGAACAGGTGCATTCGCTGGACAACAAAACGGTAACGGCCGTTTAAATACCGCACCAACAATTACCACAGGTTATTCGGTTGCCACCGCACCGATTGTTTCCCCATCGCGGGGCCTTGGGTACACCGGGGGATATGATTTTTCAAAACGAATTATATTTGGTGCAAGAATTGCCCGAAATGTTGCATCACCCGATGCAAATTCCGTTTGGCGATTATCAATTGGAAAATCACAAGTAACCGCCACCATTGGTGATTTAACAGGACGGGGATTAATGATTAAAGTGGCCGGGTCCGGTGCATTACAATTGTTGGTTCATAATGGCACCGCATTAACCACAACCACATCATCATTTACACCATCAAACGCATCGGCATATGATGTAAATATTGTTTCCGATGGTGCTGGAAATGTAACATTGTATGTTAATGGTTCATCCGTTGCCACATCAACAGGCGGCCCAACGACATCCGGCGGCGGGTCTCTAAACGGATTACATTTTGAATGTGAAAATATTGCCATCATTTCCGCATCACCACAAAACATTTGTATTTCAAATACATTTGTCCAAGTAAATGTCTAACATGTTTAAATACCGAATTACATATTTAGCCGGGAAATTGGATACATCAATATGCCCACCCGCGATTGTTGCGGTTTTATTCCCATCATTTAATGGTGAACCGGTGGAATTGTCCGAATCGGAATGCATCATTACATTTCCAACGGAACAAACCCCGGTGGATTTAGGGCCATTGGTTCGCGTTCAGCTTTTACAAAATAACTAATTATGTCATACATCATCACATTCGCCGTTGGCCTATTAACCGGATTTATTGGTGGGGCCTTGGCATGGCGTAACAATGCCCGCAAGCTGACCGATAGGGAAATGGAAGGCAAACGATTGTTGGACGCGTTGAAAGGCCGCTAATGCGTTTTGGCATCATTATATTCCTTGGTGCATTGTTGTTCGCGGGGTGCATGTCGTTTGATAAAACGATTGCCGACCGGGTAACCGATGCTGCGGATGAATATTGGTATGATGATGATGTGGCCGGGGTGGTGGAATCTATTGGCCAACAAAACGACACCAAGCTCTACACATACACCGGGATTGGTTTGTTTGTGGTTGGATCGGTATTGTTTGCCATCGGCATTGCCCGCGGTGCGGGATTAAAATTAATTGGATGCGGTGCGGTGGCCGGTGCCATCCCCTATGTTATCCAATTCACATATTTTTATTACATATTGGCCATCGCCGGTGCCATTGCCGCCGGGATGTTAATTTGGCATTTGTGGTTTAAAATTAGAGAGATTGAAACCGATGCCGAAAAAGAAAAAATTTAAAGGCCCGATTATTAAAATAAGGAAATTGGGAAATCAAAAAGCATGGGGTACCGCATGGCGGGAGGGCCGATATTCATATATTGAATTGGACCCGCGATTGGGTGCCAAACGATTTTTGGAAACGGCCGTACATGAACAGGCCCATATTTCCTTGCCGGATTTTTCGGAACGCCAAATTGACCGGTTGGGTAAAGACATTTGCGAAACATTGTGGCGGTTGGGATTCCGCCGGGTGTTAGCTGAACCACATTCCACCCCAACGCGTATTTCAAAATAATGGCAACCCCGCCCGATCCATCCGCCGGCAACAATGTTAATGGATTGTTAAACGATTCGTTGTTGGCATCCATTTTGGGCGGGATGGCCATGACGGCCCGGATATTGTTAAGCCATGAACCCATTTCATTTGCATGGATTGTCCGCCGGGTATTGGCCGCATCGATGGCCGCAATCCTTTGTGGCCTTGCCGTTAAGGACCAAATATCATCCGATTCATTACGGTATTTTACAATTGGTGCGGTGGCGTATTGTTCCCCGGAATGTTTTGATTTTTTGTTAAGATATGTAAAGGCCCGCGGTGAAAAGGAAATTGCATCGGCCACCAAGTTAAACCCCAATGCGAAAAGAAAAACCAAAGCTCGCAAATCCGTCCGCGGATAATAATTTGATTTGGGCGGTGGTGGGGTTGTTAATTTGTTCCGCGATCACCGCGTTTGCAACATATGGCATTTGCACATATGTAATTAATAGCTTTGCCGATTCCAATTGTATGGCCCTATTGATTACCGATGCCGGCATTAAAAGTGATGATGCCCAATTGGAAGGCAATTTGACGGCGGCCACCCAAGGGTTAATTGAATTGGCCCGGTTGGGGTTGGCCTTGGGAATTGGGTGCATTGGGGTGGGGGTGGCGGTGTTGGTCCGTATTTACCGAAAACCCGCCTTGTAAGGCAAGGGAAGGGGTTTTAACGCGGGGTTCCGGGGTGAACCCCTATTGGTACAAAATACCCCCAATTTGGGTGTATAAACAATATAAATAAAGATTGTTGATATTGATGGTTGACATCATTGATATGGGTATTGTATAAATTAAATATCAAATAACCAATCACCCAAAAACATATGAAACAAAAACCATCAGTCAAAAAATTACTTAAAGCCATTGAAGCAATCAATGATTTGAAATATTATGATGCGAATAAAAAAACATGCAACGATAACTTGGACACCGCGGTGGCCGAATATAAATTTGAACACAATTTATCAACCGCCTACGGTTTCATGGATTGCATCAATCATTACAACAACACATATGCCATTTAACCAAATTAAAAATTACATAACCAAGCACCCAACAAATATATGAAAAAAACCAAATCACCAATTAATATAACCAAAGAAGAATTAAATATGTACCAAAATGCCATCAACGATGCGTTGTTGTATATGGATGGTGGTTGTGAACCCACATCCGCATTAAAACAAGCGGGATCCGATTATGGAATTTCTTATGGCCCGGAAATGGCAAAATTTGTTACATTTGCTAACAAAGTATTATTCAATTAAACATAAACATTATATGCCTAAAACAATAAAACCAACCACACCATTAAAATATCTTTCTGTTTGTTCAGGAATGGAAGCGGCATCGGTCGCATGGAAACATTTAGGATGGGAACCAATTGGGTTTTCCGAAATTGACCCATTCACATCCGCAATTTTGAAACATCATTACCCAACAACACCAAATTATGGAAACATCACAAAATACAACGAATGGCCAATCGAACCCGGTTCAGTTGACATTCTTATCGGCGGAACACCATGCCAATCCTTTTCCGTTGCAGGAAAAAGGGGAGGCCTCAACGATCCCCGCGGACAAATCATGCATTCCTTTATTGGAATCGCTGAAAAATTTAAACCCAAATTTATTATTTGGGAAAATGTCCCCGGTGTATTGTCCAGCGGGGAACCCAAAGGAATTGATTTTGCAACATTCCTTCAAGGGTTGGCACAACATGGGTATCATATCGCCTATCGGGTGCTTAACTCACAATGGTTTGGAGTGCCACAACGCCGCCGAAGAATCTTTGTTGTTGCATGTCTTACAGATTGGGAACATTCCGCAAAGATATTATCTATCCCCGAAAGCTTGTCGGGGTATTCTACACAGATCAAAAAAACGCGGGAAACCATTACCGCCAATGTTGGAAACGGCATTAATCAAAATTGCCAATTCCCATTTAGAAAATCAAAACGAGCATCATCCGTAAATGATGATGAAACATGGGTACCAGCGGATGTTTCAAACACATTGAATAATTTTGATGTGGGTGATACCCGCAAAACCCATGCGGTTGTTATTCCAATCCAAGGCACCATAATTGGCAGATCGGAAAACGCCGGTCCGATGGGTCCCGGTGCATCGCAACCCGGTACACCAATGTATACATTAACCAAAACCGATGTGCATGCGGTTATGTATGAAAACCACCCAAGCGATTCAAGAATTACCGGACCATTGAATGTTGCACCAACAGTTACATCGCGATATGGCACCGGCGGCGGAAATGTTCCGTACATTCAAGAAAAACCCTTTTCATTTATACAAAGACAAAATAATGAAATTTATTGTAATGAAAATACCGTTTCAACAATTAATTCAACATCAGGAATGAACCAAACGAATTTTATCAAAATGGATTCAATTGTTAGACGATTAACACCAATCGAAACCGAAAGATTGCAAGGGTTTCCCGATAACTATTCTCAAATTTCTTGGAAAGGAAAACCAGCTGAACAATGCCCGGATGGTCCGCGATACAAAGCATGTGGCAATTCATTTGCGGTGCCTGTTGTCCGGTGGATTGGTGAACAAATCCAAAAACATATTAATGGTGAAATTTGATTATGTGTAATTTAATTTAAATCAAATAACCATGAAATATCATCACAAAAATATCCCATCCGTTGAAAATCTGTTGTGGTCCATCCGGTTCATCAATGATCGCATCGAACAAGGGGATATTGTATCCGCAAAACATGCGGTACCGATTGTTTTAAAAATGGTTCACAAAATGTCCGCGACCGCCAAGGATGAAGGGGCAACCGATTTGTGGTTATCCCCATTTGTGGCCGGGGGCGGATGGGTTGGAATAATTGTTTCATACACCATCAATGGTGAAAAATTGGAATATTCAATTACACCCCGCCGTATTGGTTATGCGTAATTTTACTTTAATCACCGCGGCGGTGTTATTAGCCGGGTACGCATATGCGGTGGATGATGCCACTATATTGGATGCCATCGGCGATGTCGAAACCGGTACCCAAAAAAACCCGCGTTTGGCGGTTGGGGATTGCGGCCTTGCCCGCGGCCGGTACCAACAACATCGCGGAAGCTTTATCGATGGTTGCACCCAATTAATGAGGGAAGGCAAATCAGCATATTCATATGACCAATGGAAATCACCGGTGGTACAGGATGAAGTGGCCTTGGCATACATCCGTTGGATTCGCGATCGCATGAAATCCGCGGGTGTACCCAACCCCACCCCGGAACAAATTGCGTTGTGTTGGAATTATGGATTCGGTAAATCCAAAGCTATTAAATTTAATATAACAAAGGCCCCGGCCGCACCCCGCGATTATGCCACCCGCGTTGGTAACATTGTCCGGGTAACCAAAAACATATGACCACAACGAAAACATTGTTGGCCATTGATCCCGGCGTTAATGGGGGCATTGCATGGATGGCACCGGCCGGTGGCGTAAACACCGCCAAAATGCCCGATACCGATTGGGGTGTTGTCATGGCCTTGGTTGATATTTCCAAGGCCGCCAATGGCCAATGTAAGCTTTATTTAGAGGAACCCCCATTGTTTGCCGGCCGAAACATCCCCGGTTCAGCGATTGGCAAATTAATGTGGAATGCCGGCATATGTTATGGTGCCGCCGTTGCCTTGGGTTGGGAAATCCACCGCGTCCGCCCGGCCATATGGATGAAGGCCCACCCGGTCGGAACCAAAAAATCAACCGGCCTTTCCGGAACCGCATGGAAAAATAAATTAAAATCGCGGGCCGCCGAATTGAACCCGGATTTAAAAGTTACATTATGGAACGCCGATGCCATTTTAATTCTTGATGCCGGCCGCCGCGGTGCTATTAATTAACGCCTTGTCAATTTACTTATTATGAAAAAACAGATTCCAAATATTCCCGAATCGCGGGAAATTAAAACAATTATTGGTACGCGTTATGTTTTGTTGCCCGATGGACGCGTTGCCGGTTTATTAAAACCCATGTCGATTAACAATGTGATCCATTACAATTTAATTGTTGATGGTAACCCCGATTACATCCGGGCCAATCCGGAAAAATTAATTGAAATGACAAACAAACATTATTCGGAATGTGATTGGGCTAAACCCAAAAACAAAAAATAATTTAACCAACCAAAATTATGCCACCCAAAGAAACAACCACCCAATCGGCACAAGCTGATTTAATCAACGCATTGGCCCAAATGCAAAATGTTGCCGCCAATAAAACCAATAGTCATTTCAAGGCCAAATATGTTTCCTTGGATAATTTATTGGATTCCATCAAACCAATATTGCACAAAAACAATTTGGCATTGGTTCAAATATTAATTGCGGATGATGGTAAAATTGGTGTGGCCACATCGTTTGTTCATACATCCGGGCAATCATTTGATTTTGGCAAATTGATGATTAAAGCGGAAGGCATGACACCGCAAAATATTGCCGCGGCCGTAACTTATTTAAGGCGGATTACTTTAACCACCGCGGCGGGCGTTTCGGTGGACATGGATGACGATGGGCATTCAATCAGTAAACCGGCACCGGCCGGTAAAACCCAACCATGGTACACCATCATTCCAAGTGATGATGTGAAAAAGGCCATCGCATATTGTGCGTTTAAAGGATGGATTGATTTGGCCACCGATCAGTCGTTGGAACATGTGCCGGCCAACATTGTAAATGCCATTGTTCAAAACCCGCAAACATTCCTTTCCGCGGTACGGAACCACAAACAATGAAACATTGGGTTCCCGCCGAAATTGCAAACATGGCCGTTGATGCCGTAGAGAAAAAATATCAATGGCAATCCATCGACACCGCACCGTACGACACAATGATATTTGTTTTATATCAACGCGGGCAAATTGGCACCATTGTGTTGGATAGCGGATATTATAAACCCAAAACCATCACCCATTGGTTACCAATTCCAACCCTACCAAAAAATGAAACCAATAAATGAAATCTCATTGGATGATTTAGTTAATAACATCCAAACGCATAACAAGCTTGTTGCCGCCGAAATCCGCATTAAACAATTAGAGGAAGCGGGCAACAAATTGGCATTCCTTATGTTAAATGGCACAACCAAGGAAATGCGTGAATCGTACCTTTATTGGAGGGTTTTGGTAGAATTAAAAATTGAGGAACCAAACGATGTTAAAGTTAAGGAATGAAACCACATATCAATGGGCGTTACGCACCGCCAAGGAACGCCGGGCCAACATTCCGGCCCCGGAAATTAAACCGGCACCGGCCCCCAAATTTGTCCGCGTTGATTATGGGTATTTTAAATGGGATGGTGGTTATGATAAATATAAAACAATGATTAAGGAGGCCTATGATTGGGGTATTAAAAACAATAAAACAAAATCCGAAACGGCAAAAAAATTTAATACATATGAACGGAATTTGTCGCAATATGCTATCAATCACCAATTGCCTAAATTGAAAGATTAAATGAAACCACCCGATGCCGTCATGGTTCAATTTAACCGGATGCCAAAAAAATCATATGCCATGATTGTGATGGTAAAGGGTTTAGCTGAAAACGCCGAATATTGTGTTTGGGACCGCGATGGGCATTATGAAGAATTATGGAAGGCCCGGAAACGAATATTGGATTCCGCCGATCACCGCGATGGCCAATGCCAATATTGGGTAAAGGAACAAACGGACATTTACCGCATCAATTTAACGGCCCCAACCCCAACCCGAATCCCCGGCCAATGAAAGAAAAAATCCCCAAATGCGTATTGGAAAAACGGAAGGAAATGAAAGGCCGGTTGGGTTTGATTTTGTTGTTGGATCACAAGGATGCATCCATTGAAATTGATTGCCGGTCGGACAAACAATTTAACATCAATTACATTGATTGGAAAAAGATTGAATTGCCATCATTACGGAAATCAATTTATAAATTGTATGTCGTTAACAACGATACAATTACCGAAAATTAAATGAACAACATTTCAAACATTCGCCGATTGGTTCACGATATAACGGAAAATTTAAAATTGTTGGATTTATATTGTGATGCGGAAATTGCCACCGGGGATGTTAAAATGTTTAATTCACAAATTGAAAACGCATTGTTAGAAGTTCACCGGGTGCATCCAGAATTGTTGGAACAATCGATGGATGTGCAACATTTGCATGATCGTTTAAAGGCATTAACCGTTTCGATTCAAATTAAACGGAACAACATTGAAAGAGCTGATGAATTGGCAACCGCCGCGTTAATCAAATGCCGGGAAATACAAAGGGCCATTGAACCCCCATTACAAGCGGACGATGAATTGTAAAAATAAATTTTGTTGTCAACGGATAGATGCGGTACCGAAAGGCCGCCAAGGTTTCCCGCTGTCGTTGGTGGTTTTACCTTTTTGATTCCAAGTGACAACATCCATTTCCTTATGAAAAAAATAACCACCACCATTACCACCCGCGAACAATATGATGCGTTGAAACATACACATTTAAATTACTCATTGGCCAAGGAATTGTTGCGATCACCGGCCCATTACAAGGCCGCGTTAAATGCACCACAAACGGAATCCAAGGCCTTACGCGTTGGAACATACACACATTTGGCGGTACTCCAACCCGATGTATGGCAAAATTACAAACAAACGCCGGTTTGTGATAGAAGGACCAAAGAGGGAAAAGAATTATTTTCCGCCTTCCAAGGAAGCTTACAACCCGGCCAATATGCAATTGACCATGATGAATGTGAATTGGCAATCAATGTGGCCGATGCCATGAATGTTATTATTGAACGCATCGGGGTTAAATTTACGCATACCGAATTAATGTTAACCGCGGAATATTGCGGTGTGCCGGTGCGTTGTTCCATTGATGCAATTGGTGATGATGGGTATTTGTACGATCTCAAAAGTTGCGAGGACGCGTCCCCATCGCCGGGCGGGTTCTTGCGTAACATAATTACATTCAAATACGCATTACAGGCACACATGTACCGCACCATTTTTGAAGCGGCCACCGGCATTCGCCCAAAGGGTTTCCGGCTGATCGCGGTGGAAAAGGAATCACCATTTGCCGGGGCCTGTTATGAAATCGGACCCGAATTGCAAACGCGGGCCGCATTCGATTTTGAAGCGGCGATTACATTATTCAAAACATGTACCGCGTTAAATGAATGGCCGGCATATAGTACGGAAATCAAAACATTGGACATTGCCCCGAAGGCCACCGCATCAACCCAAATCAATTTTGCTTAATGGAAGACGATACAATCAAACAAACCGCAACCATCATTTTTGCATTAATTGTTGCCACATTCAAATTAGCATTCCGCGTTATTGTTGTTTTGGCCGCATTGAAATATTTGAAATCATAACACCATGAACCAACCAAAAAAACCCCTCATTAAAATTACCCAATCCGGTAAATATCAATTAAAGCTTATTGCCCCCAAGCTTGAAAAAATAAAAAAATACCCGGATTCCGTTTCCGCACCCATTTGGTTTGTTGATGCGGAAGGCAATAACTTAACCCGATGGTACGGTACAAAATACCCGGCATCATTAGGAACATTGATTGGTAAATTCACCGGTAAATTCATGCCGGCCATTAAGGAAACCGCGACCGCGGAACAATTGTTGGCCTACATTGAACAAGGCAATATGTGCATTGCGGAAATTGATGTGGAATATATCCCGCCCAAAGCTGGATCGGCGTACCCATCATTCAAATTTAAATCCATTACCCCAATCATTGGTAATGGAAACGCGGGTACCGGTGGACAATCCCCGGATGATGATGCACCGGCCGCACCGGCATCAAATGAACCATTGCCGTTTTAATTACCACCCCAATGGAACAAAATAAAAAACCGAATTTGGTATTGTTGTGCGGGTATTCGCGGGCCGGCAAAGACACATTTGCCAATGGGATGCAATATGGTAACCGCGATTACTTAACACATTCATTGGCGGCCCCCATCAAAACCGTTGCCAACACCATCATCCAAAAATTGGATTTGTGGAATTACCAAAACCATAATGAACATTCCGGGGTTGGGTTTTGGGATGAAAAATTTAAAAACAAACACCGCAATGTATTGGTTGCGATTGGTAAATTTGCCCGATCCATGGATGCCGATGT